TAGTCACACGCGCTTCTCCAAGAGCTGACAAGCAGGTGTTAACAGCCTCTAAAAGCGTCATAAGCAGCCTCCTAGAAATAGAGAGCCCAGCGAACTGGGCTCGGGTGTAGCTTACACGCCCGGCAGCAACTTCACGGAGAAGGAGGTGTCAGGGCGGCGCTGGCCGATGGTGTACATCGCGTACGAGTCGAGCACGTTCGCGAAGTTCAGCTCATCGTCCCACACACGGGAGGTGTGCGCCTTGGCCTCAACAGTGACCAAGGTCATGGTTGGGTGGTACACGACCATCTCACAGGCGATGTCAGCAGCATCCACGTTGAACGCGGTGCCCAGCGGGTGGTTGGTGATCACAGCCGCTGGGAAGCGGGCGGTCTCAACGATGCGGACGCCGTTCAGGAAGCCGAGGCGACGCTGAGCGAAGTTACCGTTGCCGTCGGAGTACTGGATGTTGATTAGCTTGTCATCAGCCATCAGGATACCGAACACGCGTGGCGACACGAGGGTGATGAACTCGTTCAGAGAACCACCGAGGTCGCGGGTGATCAGCTCTTGCACACCAGTAGCGTGGGCTGCGATGATGGCCTTGGCCGATGCAGCGTTGTCGTTCGTCACCAGTTGCGCGGTGTACTCCTTACCATCGTAGAACGCTGGCTTCAGGTGCGCAGGGGCAATCCAAGTACGGCCCTTGATGATCTGGATGATGTGCGACTGGTCGAACAGCTTGGCGTGCTCGGTGCCGTGGTTCTTGCCGATTGCAGGCAGGAAGTCTGGCGCGGTCCAGTCGTCTTGGTAGTCGATTGGGGTACGAGCGTACGTCACGGTGTCCACGGTGATCACCAGCTTGTCGTTCTTCACGGCTTGCGGCACGAGCGCCTCGCCGGACTTACGACCTTGGATGGTCACAGTACCCAGACGGTCGATGCGCGCGGTGTTCGAGCGATCGTTAACCGAGATGAAGGTGCTGTTCGAGCGGAAGAACGAGTTGTACACGAATGCAGTGTCCAGCGCGCCGTCAAAGACCTCCAGATGGATGTCTGCGTCCGAGTTAGGACCTGCCCAATGTGGGCGAGTGAGGTTGGGTACATATGGGGTATCAGCCATGTAAGACTCCTTAAATTAGTGTGCGTGCCGAGGCGAACTCGTGTCTAACAGCCTTAGCGGCTAGATAAGCAGCGCGGGCAGTTTCTGGACTATCATAGTAGCCTAAGAACTTACTCTTGCCATTTAGCTTTATGGTTGCCAAGTACTTACCTTCACGGGAAGCCCAGCAGTAACCTTTATAGACAACGTTCTGGCCGTTGCCAGATTTAGTCACCAAGCGCAGATTGTCAATGCGGTTGTTTAGGTGGTCCCCGTCGATGTGATCGACAAGCTGACCGTCCAGTATAGGGCCGTGGTGCATGACCCAAATGACGCGATGGGCGAAAGCCCGGATACGTCCTTTAGGCCCACGATCCCAAGATACCCGGCGGTAGCCCGCACGGTTCACATCTTTGTCACCAAAGTCGTTGGTGAGCTTGTTGATCAACCGTCCATCAGGCTGATACGTGTAGCGGGCGGCTAATGCCTCCTCCATACTTACCTCACTTACTTGTTGAGTTGTTTGCCGATACGGCGCATCTCAATGAGTTTGTTGTAGTCCGCGTTGTAAGTGCGAGACGACTGGTTCAGCTTGCCAACGGCAGCTTGGAACTCGGTAGCGGAGAGACCTGCGGAGTCCGCGAAGCCTGCGCCTGCTGTGAAGCGGCCAGTTGCTGTGGGCACCACGCCACTACCTTTAGCGAAGTCCACCACCAGTTGGGCAGCTTCCTTGACGGAGGCGGCGTCACCCGAGTTGAACATCATACTCAGGGCCTTCTGTAGGCCCGCGGGGGCGTGCTGCTTGTACACGCTCAGGGATTCTTTCCACTTGGACTCGTCGCCTGCCAGAGAGTACACACTCTCGATCAGACGTTGCTTCTCGATGCCGGCCTGTTCAATCACAGCTTGGGCGAGGGCGAGGGCGTCCTCTGCACGATCCTTGAAGCGCTCAGTCAGGAACGCCTTGTCGATCAAGGCAGGGTCGTTGTAGTCGAGGGCGTTCTGGCACGCACGCTGGAAGTCAGCATCCGAGGCACCGGTGCTGCGGGCAAAGGTGCCTACAGCAATGTCCAGCGCCTTGTTCCCGGTGTTGAACTCACCGGCTGCATCCTTAACGGGATCAGACTTATCAGCGGCGGCAGCTTCTGCGGCCGCGTCAGCTACAAGATCGGGAGCCTTCTCAACGACCTTGCCGCCACGTACGGCTGCGAGGATGTCATCGAGTGTAGTTACCTTGCCTTGCTCGTTCAAGCCATTGTCGGCGGGCACAGCATCCACTTTGCTGCCGAACTCATTAATGACTTGCCCGGGGTTGGTTGTATCGGTCATTACAGGACTCCTTGTTGACTGATTTGGCCCGCGATGTCAGCGACATCCGTGGCTACTGGTACTTGTGCTTGCTCGGCACTCTGCTCTTGCAGGGCCTTGAGTTCTTCTTCGGAGCGGCTGTACTCTTCGATGTTCAGGCCGAAGCCCTCGAACACTTTCGAGATGGTGCGCTCAGGGTCGAGACGTTGGCTGGACTGGGTGAACACTGGCAGGATCGTTGCGAGCACTTGGGCTACCTGAAGCAGCTTGGTCACATCGGACGAGCGCCCGAGGGCAGCTACACCGGTGAGCACGCTCAGAGTCAAACCACCCGCGATGATCTCAGAGACGAACTCTGGGTTCACCTCAGCACAGAGGATGTGCGCTAGCGGGATGTGCAGGCCATCAGCAATGACAGAGTACACGCCGCCCAGCGATTGGTTGGCTTCCTCGGCTTGCTGCCTGATCTCCTCGGCAGTGACACGCTCCGCGTCCCGGGTGTTCCCGGCGTACATGAATGCTGGACTCAGCCGCTGGAAGATGCTCTGGAGATCAGCCACGAGGGCATTGATCTTCTGGAAGTCGCCTGCCTCGTATGCCTGCACTTTCGCAGGGTCAGCCTGAATCCATGCACCAGACTCAGACTCAGCCATGGCATCGATGTCGCCACCGGAACCCGGCGCGGCAAGGTGCAGTACACGGCATGCCTCGATCTCGTACAGTGCCAGCGCCTCAGCGACGGCGGACAGCTTAGCGAAGTCCCCAGCGTAGTCCTCGACGAGGCCACGGCCGTAGTTCTCACCGGTGATGAGGTTCCATGTCACGGGGATGTACGGGCACACTGCCTCCGGGTACTCCTCGTGCGTGTCCAGCATCAGGTTCTCGACGCTCTGGGTCACGACGAATACGTCAGACACAGCACGCTGCTCACGCTTGATCCGGGTGTACAGGCACACACTGTCGTATTCGTCCCGGGCACCGAAGTGGCCCATGACGGACGCGGGCAGTTGGCCCACAGTGGTGCGTTCCTTCAGCACAATGTCCAGCACCTTGCCCGAACCATCGCGGCACAGGGTGTACTGGCGCAGGCTGTACGCATGCAGGTTCGTGCCGGGGCTATCCCGGAACAGCAGGGCGTTGCCTGTGGTGATCAGGAGCTTCATGGTGTGCACGAGCTGGTGGTACGACGCCCGCAGGAAGATCCTGCGATACGCGGTACTCTCCAGCGTGGCTAGGCCGGACGCTAAGTCCTTGGCGCTTACACCCATTGCCTCCGTCATCTGCGCGGTATTCACCGCAGCATCGAGACGGAAGAACGACTGGTTCGACGGGAACAGCAGCGAGGCCATCTTGCTGGCCAACTGGTTCGTCAGGATAGCACCGACCGATTGGAAGTCACGGCGGACAGGGTTCTGCCTACCGTGCCCAAGACGCAGCTCGGGGTCAGCGAATACAGTGGGAAGACTCCAGAAGGCGTACTTCTCGTTCCGAAGGATCGCACTGTCGTCGCGGTATTTCTGGTACAGACTCTCGTACGATTCTTTGGATTGCATACGTTAGACTCCCAGTTGCGAGGCCACAGAGCCACCACGCCTACGTTTGAAGTCCGTGCCGGAATCCATAGCATCCGCAGATGCGCCAGAGATTGCGGTCACGGTGTTGTCGGCAGCGGAGTTCGCTTGCAGGGACGTAGCGTTCTGCGCAATGATAGCCTGCTGGTTCGCAAGGGCCTGCTGTTGCGCCAGAGTGTCCTTGGCCTGTTGCTCAGCTGGGGTCAAGGTACGCTCACTGCCGTAGAACAAGTCACCGCTTGGATCTGGGAGGCCCGCCTTCTTGCCGAACTGGTGGCCAAGGTCGAACTTCACTAGTGTTTTCTTAAGACGCTTGCCCACGGGCACCTCCTGATAATCGTTTGAATGTAGACGTGAGGGTTACCTCATCTACTCGCTTGGTGGTCTGATACCACTCGCAGCCATTGGCCCGGGCTAGGCGGACGAACTCCCGCATGAGCGCTGGCAGCGCCTCAGGGAAGTACTTATCCACGACTAGGTGGTACACCGTTGCTCCCCGGCCGGGGAAGTGCAGGTCAGTGTCCAAGTCGTAAGCCAGCCATGCGACCCCTAAGTCCGCAGCATCCGGGTGGTACGCTATCAGCGCAGGGCACCCCTCGATCTGGCGAATAGCGACAGCCTCGTAATCCTCCCGGCACTTGAAGTGCTTTCGGGGGAACTCCTGCTGGAACCACATGGTCGATGCGGCTTCCACGCAGTCGTTAGCCGATGCTGCGCGGGATACTATGGACAGGGACATAGCGAGTCTCCACTCGTGAAATCTGTTTAATTCTTGCAAGTACAGAGCGCTGATGCACCCTGCGGATAATCTGGTTGGAGTCTTCCTCGTAAGCACACTCAGGGAATTCCTTCTCCAACCATTCAATCTGTTCTCTTGTAAAGCTTACTGTCTGATCAGACATGTTCGCATTTCACCTCTATCGGTTCGTCATACTTCCCTAAGGTCAGCCG